TGGCCGAACAGTACGCACCGAACGAGGACGTGCCCGCTACGCCGCCGACCGTCACCGTCACCGTACCCGCAGGCGTCAGCCCGGTCACAATTTCGATGGCTGTTCCGCCACCACCACCGCCGCCACCAGCACCCGCCGCGCCAGATCCACCGCCGCCAACGACGGTTACTTTAGCTCGCGTGATGCCCGCAGGAACGGTGAACGTGCCGCTGGACGTGAACACCTGCACGTTGGAAAAGCCGGTCTGTATGGTAGTGGACGCCCACGTTGTGCCGTTGGACGCCAGCACATTGCCGGATGCGCCAGGGGCCACAAACTGAACAGCAGCAACGCCATTGCCCAGCACGACGTTGTTAGCAGTCAATGTAGCAAGTCCAGTACCGCCGTTGGCGGCGGACAAAGGCGTAGTCAAGCTAACGATGTTACCGTTCGTGATCGAACCGCCGTAGACGATGTTGTTGACGAGCTGGAACGTCGTTCCATCGTATTCAACCAGCATCATCTTGCCGGATTGGATGTCGCCAGCCGACAGCGCCACCGAACCGTTCTTGGTGATGCTTGTGGCGGTCAGGCCGTCGATGCTCAGGGTCGCCGCGCCGCTGTTGGTGTTGGCGGCGATGAAGCTGTAAATCGCGCCGGTCGCATACGCGGTGAGCGCAGGCGTAGCCGAGGCAGTGATGGAGTTCGTCCCCGCCACTGACGTGAGCTGGCTATTGATGCCGAAAGGATCGTTGATGGACGGGATGCCGTCGTAAGTGCCAATCAATTCGTTTGTCGAGGTGTACAACACAAACTTCAGCAGAATGCCGGTGGCCTGCCAGATTTCGTTCGGGGTGCGCCCGCCCGCGTTCAGGATGATTGGGTTGGTGTTGGCTACCGTTCCGGCGCTGGTCGTGTAGGTTGCAAGGAGCGTAGAGGTGCCCGCCGCGTAACTGTACAGCTTGCCCCCGACCAACGGCGAACCGTTGTCATCGAAGAACTGAGCGCCTGCGCCAGCAAAAGCCGAAAGGTTGTAGGTTGTCATCGTCCGATCCTATAGTATCTGAGCCACGGACAAGATCGTGCCTGGAGCTGCGGGATAGGCTGGCGAACTACTGGCCGCGTAAGTTGCAATCTGAGCATATCCTAGCTTGGACAGTCCGTACAGTTCGAAATAATCGCCAGCAGCAAACGTGTAGATGAAGTTCGTGGTCATCAAGACGCTACCTGCTACGCTTGCGTGTTGACTGGGCACGGTCGCGCGTCGGGCGGTGGCGGCGGCGTCCGCGCCGTTCACGCGCAACCAGATGGTCATGTCGTCGTCGTTGGAGGCGTTGTTGTTGGTCAGTTGGATCGACGCGCTAATGATGCAGCGCCCCGCGCCCGCGACGGTGATGCGGGACGCAGACAACGAGAACCCGTGCGTGGCGTAGGTAGACCCCACGGGCACGATGGTAGGGGTGTTGGCCGTCCAAGCCGTGCTGGTGATGTCGTAGAACGCGGCGTTGGTCGCCGATGTGGCTGCGACGGTGTACAGGTACTCGAAATACCGGAACCACTCCCGCGTAGGTAAAGCGTTCTCGTCTTCCGCGATAGGGACGCGCTGACCGGGAATGCGGGTCTCGTTAAGCATTGGTGGGGCTCACGATCAGTTGCGCGCCCATGATGTAGACAGGGACCGGGTCAGTACCGGAGATCTCGTACACGCGGTCACGAATCTTCTGAGTCATGCCAAGCCTGCGCCACAAGACGCGCTTGCCGTACTCGCCGATCATACCCATTGATTTCCAATGCTCGTTGGACCAAGTGTGCCCGCCATCGTCCGACCAACGCAGCATGACCTGAGGGTTCGTGCCCTGCACGACTATCTCATCCGTGGTTTCTTCCGATTCACCGCCGATGGCGTCGCCTGACACCGCCGTAGACGAGATGCTGCTGACGTACATGGTCACGGCAGGCGTTCCGCCGTCCAGACCCACGCCTGATTCGCAGTCGAGTTGCAAACTGTGTTGCGCGGTGCGCCGCAGGTTATTGGAGCCTGTCAGCAGCGCCCGCCACGAGCGCAGCCACTTCTGGGTGCGCCCGCCGTCCGCAAACAGGGTCAGATCGTAGGCGTAAATTTCGCCGGTCTGGTAGTCGCCCAGCGTCACCGCGTTGTTGAAGAACGTCTGACACGCCGCCCGCTGGCGGGTAAAGTCACCATTGGCAAACCCGGCGCGCTCGTGCCACGCGCCCGTGGCGACATCGTAGACCCACGTCGCGTTGGCAGACGGGAACGACAGCACATAGAACGCATGGCCGTCTTGCTGGTATGTGTAGGCCGTAGCATCGCTGATGTTGGCGTACTGCTGGATTTGCCACTCGACGGCGTGGGTGCTGACGCGGACGCCGCGATAGCCCTTGGCGCGGTAGACGATGCCCTTGCCGCGTGTGTCCGCGCCCAACCAGAAGACGGTGCTGTCAAGCTTGGCGACCGAGAACGCCGCCGCGCAGCCGATTTCCATGAACGCGCCTTGGATGCGCTGGAGCGGGAACCCTGCATTTCCTGCGTTGTACCAGACTTCAATGGTGTTGGTGCCAAACAGCCAAGCTTCGGAGTTATCTACAATGGACGACACCAGATTGTCGGGCGAACCTTCCGCGCTCGCGAAGTCCAGCGGGTCAATCGACGTGCCGTCAAGAATGGCTGTGGTCCACACAAGTTGGCTGTTAGGCTCGATAAAAACGAAATAGCCGTCCAGATACGAGACCGTTGTCGCGCCGGGGAAATCGGGGTCAGTGATCTGGCCGAAGGCGTTGGTGGTGTTGTTGAAGATGTAACTGGGACCGGCGCAAGCGAGGAAAAGTTGGGTGCCGTTGTCCGCCATCGACACGGGGCCGTCGTTGGCGACGGTGCCCAGCAGAACGGTGCTGTAGCTGGTATCGACTTGGTACAGGCTGTTGCCTGAAACAACGTACATGTAATTGCCGTAAGAGTGCAGCCCCCGGATCGGCCCTGTGCCAATGGTGGCAAGCGCCCGCAACCCTGGCGCGCGTTGTAGGAACGCGGAGGTCTTGCCGCCAGCGTCTTCCGGCAGCACTTCGGGAAACAGGTTGATCATACGACTGTCCGCAGCGTTGACGCTGCGGGCTACATACGCGGAGCCAAGGATGGGCGTCTGCATCAGAAGTTCCCGGCGAAGATGTTAAACCGCTGGCGAGTGCTGACGATGGCGTAGGGGATCGACATGATGTCGTCGGGGTTGTTGATCCGCTTGAGGTTGCGCTTAGAGGTCATGGCAATGCGCCCGACCGTGGGCGGCGGCTCAATACCAAACTCAGGAGCAATTTCGCAAGCCAGATTGTAGCGGAACGCCCGCAGGTAGCCGGGCGGAAAGTACAGCTCGGTCGAAAGCGTTGCAGGCTGGGTCAACTGCGCCGCCGATATGAAATGCCATTCCAGCACCTTGGTGGGCACCGGATAGACGTACATATCGACATTAGGAAAATTAGTGTGGACCCACATTACCTGTGGAAAAGTACTGGTAACGCTTTTGACCGCAATGCCGTCGTACTGCTGCTGGTTGATCAGCTTGATGCCGTAGGAGATGCCGGTTGAGGTATCAACAAAATAAGTTGCGTCGTCCATTAGGACAGGACGGTCGCCAACAAAATCACCGGAAGGGCCAAGGGACCGGCTGGCAAAACCGGGCAACCAATCAAAGATTTGAATTTGCGTCGTAAACGTCGAAAGCTTTTCCGTACTCCAAGAGTCGATCATTTGGTTAAGCGAAACCAACGCGTCTTGCGACGTACCCGCAGACGGCGTCTCACCTTCGGCCAGAACACCCAGAAGGCGAAGGGCTCCGTTAATTTGATCCCCGGCTGTCGTCATGGCTGGTCATTCCCTCATTCAGCGGCCTGCGACCGCGTCGCCGGGGTGCAAGTTCATTCACCGGCTCTGACGTGTCAGAAGGCGGGGCTTCGCCGGGAGTATAGCGGCTCCAGCCATTGGTTTCATCATAATTCGCTTCGGCTTCCATAGTGGCGACTTTAGTGCCGTGGACCGGATGGCGCATATAGATCATGGGTATACCCGTTGGAAAAACGCCCCGCCTTGCGACGGGGCGTCAAGATGTTAGCCGATGCGGTACAACGTCCAAGTTGCATCGCCGGTCTTGCGAGCGCGGAACAGCGAAGAGCTGGACACCGCAACGCCCATCGCACCGACAAGGGTCCAGCCCGTAGCGGTAGCAAGCGAACCGATGTTGGCGCCGCTCAGATTGATGACCGAAAAGTCAAACGAGCTGTTTGGCTTTGCGTTTGTGAACAGAGCATCCATAAGCGCGCAAGTGGGCAGAGTGTAGTTCAGGGCCGAGCCGGGGGTGGTCGAGATGATACCCGTCGCGATCTGCGCGGCGGTCAGAGTGACCGCAGAAGTCAGACCAGACGTGATGTCGCCCTGATCGCCAATGGTGGGTTCGCTAGCGTTGCCATCACCAAGCTGATAGCCGCCGCCGGAGTTGGGAAGAGCCATGATATTCTCCTAAACAGTTGAAGGGGGGAAATCTGGGGCCGCAGCCCCAGAGAGAAGTGGTTAGCCCCACATACGCACGGCCATAGGCGCGCGAATCACGGAGTAGCCGTAAAGAACGTCGATACGGCAGGGCATACGGTCATTGTTGATGTCGTACTGACGAACAATACGCATCGAAATGCCGTTATGAACCTGACGAGACGCCATATCCACACCCTGCGGCATCAGCAGATCGGCGGTGCCGAGCGTGATGGCGTTCTTGTTGTAGATCAGGTTCTGCGGGTATGCAGTCGAAGCCGCACCAAGGAAGGTAACGGCAGCGCCGTCCTGCGGGAACGAGTCCACGGTCGCCAGCGCCTGAGAGGCGGTGTAGATCGGGGGCGAGATCGCCACGTCCGTCCAAGCGCCGCCGGAAGCGGTGTTGGTGGCAGTGACAACGAACTGCTGCAAACTGCCGGTGGTCTGACGGGTCTGGGGGTTAACCGCAAACACGCTGGCAATGGTGAACACGTCGCCGACCTTGACCGTAGCGGAGCCGGTGCCGCCATCAATGCTGATGGTGGACGCGCCCTGCGTCGAGACAGTGCCGTTGACGAGGATCGTGTCCGAGGTGGAACGCGAACCGGTCGTGTGCTGCACGATGGACTGAGACATGTTGACTTCGTCATAGCCAAGAACCCCTTCGCCCATCATGCCGGTCTTGAACTGACGGCTGATCGTGCTGGTGGGGTTAAAGAAGCCCTTCATGCCTTCGACCAGACCGGCGTTGGCAGCAGGGTTCACAGTGGCGTAACGCTGGTCCATAGGAACGGCGTACTCGTTGAGCTTCTGCTGGGCCTGAAGCAGGACAAGCGAAGTGGCGGGGGTGGTGCCAGGGGTGCCGACCGAACTGTAAATGTTCTGGTAGGCATTCGCCACGTCCGCATCCACGCTGGCAGCCAACTGGCTGACGCGAGGCTTCAGAACGCGCTCTGCGAAGTCGTCCAACTGCATGGTCAGTTCGGCAGAGGTGAAGTTCACGCCGATGTGCTTCTGGGTAGAAACAGTCAGGGTGGTGAACTGCTCGTTGTCGTCCTGAACCTGAAGCGCAGCGCCGTTGGTGACGAGAGCGCGATCAGGGAGGCGGATACGCAGCGTGGAGCCGATCTTCGCGCCTTCAACGGCGAAGCTGTCGTCGTACTGGCGGTTCACGTTACGCGAAAGCACCAAGTTGTTTTCGAGGATCTCCAGAGCCTTTCTGGTGATCATGTCGATTGTGAGAATGCTATTAGCCATTGGTCAGCCTTTCAGGCGTAGAGGGTTAACGGAATTTCGAAGCTTCCAGCTTCTTTACCTGTCGTGCCCGTTCAGCGGCAATCCACTCTGACGTGGTCATCGACTTGATGGACCGTGGGTCAGTGGTATCGTATGTGGACGTTCCGCTGCTGCGGGCGGTAACAGGCGAAATAGGCGTGGGCGCACTCGAAGATTTCTTGACCGGCGGGTTTGAGACCAGAGTAGCCTCAATCTTACCGATCTCCTTGGCCTGCAAGATAGGCGACAAACGAGAAATGCGGTCTGCTTCTTTGGGGTTGGACCCTAAATAGTACGCTACGTCAGGACCAACCTCAGAGGTCTGGATCGTCTCGGCCATCACGGTCGTGATGCGGAGGTTGGGGTTGTACGCGACCTGTTCAAAGTCATCGTATTTGCCCCGCGCGTCCTCTTCGCGGTCGTGGTAGGCTTCTACGTATTCAGACCGTTGCTTTTGAACTTCCCGTTCCCGTAGCATCTGTTCGGCGTATGCTTTCGCATAGGTTTCGACCGAATCAAACTGATCAGGTGGCGGCAGTTCAGAAGGCGCAGTAGGGGCAACCCGTTGGGATTGTTCCCGTTCCCATTTACGCTGCTCTCTTGCGAGGCGCTTGCCAACTATGGCGTCCAATTCTTCTTGTGTGAAAGACTTGGGCGTTTCAGTCGTTTGATCTTCCGGCCTTGTAGTTTCAGCAATAGGAGCCGCCGTAGCTTCCGATTCTGACGCGGGCGCCGGGGCGTCCGCTGGGGTAAGCATGTTGTCGTCGTTCATGGGTTACTCCGAGGAGTGCCTGGCTACCGGCCAGTCGGTTAAGCTGAAAGACCTGCCACTTTCTCTTGGAAGGCTTTCACACGGGCCTCAAGGGCCTGCGTAGCGGTCGCCAGATCCGCAGCGCGGGCGTCCAAGGACGCCGCCGTAGCAGCCTGACGGGATTCGGTGGCGTTGCAGGAAGCTTCCTGCCGGGATAGAAGATCCGCGCGCGCGGCAAGCGCGGTGTCGTTGTCCGCCTTGGCGGCGTCAAACGCAGCGCGGTCGGCCTTTAATTTGTCTTGATCCGCCTTCAGTGCAGCGCGGGCGTCTTTGGCCCCGGCAACCATTTCAGCAGAGGTTGCGCGGGCGGCGGTAAGCTCTTCCGCTGCCTTGGCCCGGTCAGCAACCGCGTCCTGCGCGGCGGACAGCGCGCCCTGACGGACGGCCAACTCATCCCGCAACGCGGCCATCGTAGCCAGGTTTCGGGGAAGCTGGTTAAGAAAATAATCCATGTAGTCCATTGGGGCGCTATCCTGCGAGACGTTCATGGGGGCACCTTTAGGCGTAGTAGCTAATGTTGAGCTTGGCTCCAGCCACCTGCTCAATGAACCGAATCATGGTCAGGTCGCCGTCGTACTGGAGCGTCACGCCAACAGGAAGGGGCATCCCAACGGACGAAGTGGGGGCGACGTTATCGTCGCGCCAGCGCACAGCCTGACCTTCGGGGGTGATGAGCGCGATCACGGGACGGCAGTTCAGGCCGTTAAGATCGACATAGGGGACCGTCAGCGCCGTAGACGAGCTGAGAGAGGTGATCTGCTGATAGCCTAACCGGGTTGTGATGGCTTTCAGGTTAATCGACATCATATTCTCCTAGATTCCGTGAAGGACCGAATTTTTATAAAGTACTGCGTCGGTCCCGTAACCGGCGGGGTGGGGGTATACGTGATGTCTACGGCCTGCCCGGTTAAGGAGTATAGACCGTTCTGCGGCGAAAGCAAGAACCCCCTTGTAATGGTTATGCTTTGCCCGGTAAGTGCGTAAGAACCGTTGGACGCGGTCAGCGTATAGGCGACCGAAAGGACCGGGGGACTTCCCGCTAACGGCGCGGCTGCAATCGGTAGCGACGCAATGCCGTATCCAGTAAGAGCGAAAGCCATTCAATTAACCTATCCTTCAGTTACCAGCTTCCAGCTAACCGTAGCCTCATCCCACTCATATCGCTGACCGTCAGCGGGATATGGAACGGGCGCGCTCCACAGCCATGTGGTCTGGTCCAGCGTCCATGACGGAAAAGGCTGCGGCGCGTAGAACACATCGTTCACAGCGTCATAGGTGTAGCCGATCCCGGCATAGTTGCCACGCAGGGCCTCGCCACCGTCAGGCTCACCGTCAGCACCGTAGTGGACGCCGCCACGGGTGTTGTAGCTGGTTTGAAGCCAATGGCCCGGCGACGAGTCCACAAACGTGTTGAAAAAATCTGGCTCTGCAACGATGACTTGGATGACCTTGCCATCCAGAACCTTACAGAAGTGGCTCATGCCGTGTAGCTCCCTGATGCCGTGAACTTGATGATGGTGTTGCTCCCACTGGTGGTTATTGTGGGTGAGCCGGAGGTAACGCCGCTGTAGAATGCGGTAGGCAAAGATAAAATTACAACGCCCGCGCCCCCCGCACCGCCGCTATATATCGTTCCCGCGCCGCTTAAATTATACCCGCCAGCGCCGCCGCCGCCACCTAAATTCGCTGTTCCAGCAAAACCTGTAGATGTTCCGCCGCCATTGGCCCCGCCGCCGCCAGAACCGCCCGAGGCTGCCGCGCTGGTATTGTAACCGCCGCCAGCGCCGCCACCAGCGTAAGTAACAGACGAACCAGTGACGCTAGATGCGGAACCATTTCCGCCGTTTCCAGGCGCGCCCGCAATTACATTTGCGCCAGCCCCACCGACAAAACTTGCGCCGCCGCCGCCGCCGCCAAGGCCTACAGTGCTGCCGCCCCCCGCCCCACCAGCGTTACCTTGCCCAGATGTGCCCGATCCGGCGGATGCACTAACCCCTCCGCCGCCTCCACCAGACCCGCCAGAAATGCCTGCACCGGAACCATACGAACCGCCGCCGCCGCCACCTAAAGCAGAAAATGAAAATGCAGTTGAATTGGAACCTGTAGTTCCTTGCGCGTTGTTGTTAGCAGCGCCGCCCGCCCCGCCACCGCCAACAGTAAATGAATATGTTGACCCCGGAGTTAATTTAGACGTTCCGGATAACAACCCCCCGGCGCCGCCGCCGCCACCCACAGACCCACCTGCGCCGCCGCCTCCTGCCACTATAAGATATGACGCTAAATAAATAGATGGGTTTGTAACGTTTACACCTGAATACGCCAGCCAACCTTGTGTTGCATCTACATAAACAAAAGCAATACTACCTCGTTTTGTTGCCCCAAAAAATGAAGTTAAAGCAGCGTTTATGTTACTACCATTTGGGGCGACAGTAACATTATTTGTCTGCCAAGTTCCCGCATAATCCGTAACCTGAACAATCTGACCCGCAGTTGGACTCGCAGGCAACGTGACAGTCACTGCACCGGAGGTTGTATTGACTGGGTAAGCATTCCCCGCCACGGCGGTAAAGTTGCCGGTCTGCACTGACTGCCACGCAAGCGATCCGCCGTTATTAGCAGAAAGTGTGCCGGTAACGCCTGTTGCGAGAGGCAAACTGGTGGCGTTTGTTAACGCTATAGACGCCGGAGTGCCAAGCGCCGTCACGTTACCGGAAGGGTCTAGTTGAGGCGATTTAGACGCCGCCATTGTGATGAACACGTTTTTGGTGCCAGCAGAAAACGAAACAGCAGCGTTTGCGTTTGATGAGCTGTAAACCGTGGTGCGAGTCAGCGTGTTGGCCGACGAGTAAGTGCCAAGGCCCACTTCCCATTCGCTAGTCGTTTGGCCCTGGATTGAATAATAACAGGTGTCGCTGACCGACATGACGGCAGAAAACGTCCGGTAACCCGCCGCAGGCGTACCAGACACAACAAAAGCCCCCGTGCCAGTGGACGTGGAGCTATCAAGGACACGATCTGCGGTTATGAAAGCCATTAGAAGGTGATGCTCCCGCTGCTAGTCCATGTGTAAATTTTGTAACCGCCTGTATTAGCATACCCCGGAGTCCCGGTCGTTGACGCGGCGTCGGGGTAAGTGTTTACGTAACGTATAATGACGATGCCGGAACCGCCTGAGCCGCCGTTATTGCCGCCAAGAATACCGCCGCCGCCGCCACCAGTGCTACCCGTTCCGTTAGACCCGTCGCCATTACCGCCGCCGCCTGCGCCGCCTGTGCCGCCCGCGCTGGACGTAGTTGGGTATCTACCGCCCGCGCCGCCGCCCGCGTAAGTTACAGATGAACCAGATATAGACGAGGCTGTGCCCGCCCCGCCGTTACCTGCGGTATTTGACGAAGGTGCAGGCGTACCAACAGCGCTTGCGCCGCCGCCGCCGTGGCCTGAATTAAAATTAGTGGTCGCCGTTGCGCCAGCATAACCTTCTACAGGCGAATATCCGCCTTGGTTGCCAGCGCCGCCTGCGCCAGACACTTGACCGCCGCCGCCGCCAGACCCGCCCGCGCCGCCAGTGCCGCCAGTAGCACCCGCGCCAGTGCCGCCGCCTGTAGACGAAATTGTGCTAAAGACCGAATTAGAACCTTTGGTGCCGTTTGTATTATCAGTTGTTGAACCCGCGCCGCCGCCGCCAACAGTTACCGTAATTGGGGATCCAGCAGTAACAGAAAAACCAGTTGCCGTTCTAAAACCACCCGCGCCGCCGCCGCCAGTACCGCCGCTGCCGCTAGGCGCGCGCCCGGCACCGCCGCCGCCAGCCACAACAAGATATTCAACGGTAGGCGTAGCCCCCGATGCAGCAACCGCAGCCAAAAAGAAATTTTTTGCGGCGAACATTACGGGGTGTATCCTTGCGCTGCGCTGCCGTACCAGTTGGTGCCGTCAGCGATAAAAGTAAGAATATCCATTTTACCGGCGGTTGCCGTGATAGTCGGGGCGCCCGCAGTGCCCCACTTGACGCCCGTAAAGGTGGCCGTACCGTTGCCGGTAGTTGCAGCTTGCTTTAGCAGCAACACAAATGATTTACCCGCAACGTTTGTTGGCATGGTAAACGTACAGGCGGTCGAAGCCGTCAGCGTAGCCGTCTGCACAGTGCCGTTAGTCAGAGCGATGGTGCTGGAGCTGGTAACAGTTCCAATAGCCACTACCGACTCAACGTAGTTGGTGACGGTGGGGTTGGTTACGGTGGGGGCGGATGCCAACACCACGCCGCCAGAACCCGTAACGGCGGACCCGAGTGCGGTAGCCACGCCAGTACCAAGACCAGACACGCCGGTAGAGATTGGGAGACCTGTGGCGCTGGTAAGCGTACCGCTGGACGGCGTACCAAGAGCGCCGCCGTTGACAACAACTGCGCCAGCAGACCCAACAGCTACGCCCAGCGCCGTTACCACGCCCGTGCCGGTTGTGATGGTTGAAGGCGCTGCGCCTGCCCCGCCGCCTACCATGATGGCGCTGGCGGTTAACACCCCTGACGAAGCCCAAGTAGAAGAAGAACCAAAATACGGAACGCCGCCAGACGTGCCCGCAACTGTAAGGGCTAAAGTTCCTGAAGTAGTAACAGGCGAACCGGAAACGGAAATCAGACCGCCGGTAAACGATTGCGCCACACTCGTGACGGTGCCGGTTCCGGTTACCGTAGTCCATGTAGGCGCGCCAGCCCCGCCAGACGTAAGCACCTGGCCTGCCGTACCCGTAGCCGAATACGCAAGGGCGGTGCCTGTGCCGTAAGGAATAGTGCCTGCGGTAGGCGTTGCCGTGCCGCCAGTGCCGCCATTGGCCGTCGCAAGCGTACCGGCAATCGTTATGGTGCCGGACGTAGTAATAGGCCCGCCGCTGGTGGTAAGGCCGGTCGTGCCACCACTGACGGCGACGCTGGTAACGGTGCCCGTGCCGCCTACGGAAGTCCATGTGGGCGCTCCCGCGCCGCCAGATGTAAGCACTTGGCCTGCTGTACCCGCAGCCGTGTAAGCCAACGCGGAGCCCGTACCGTAAGGGACAGACCCCGCCGTAAGCGTGTCACTGGGGGCAAGTTGAAGCGTTTTGGTAGCAGCTAACGTGATAAACACGTTCTTGGTGCCGGACGAAAACGACACCGCGCTGCCGCTGTTCGAAGACGCCAAAACGGTTGTGCGGGCAAACACGTTGGCGCTAGAATAAGTGCCGACGCCCACTTCCCACTCAGCCGTCGTTTGGCCCTGAACGCAATAGTAGAACGTGTCCCCGGCGCTCAGAACGGTAGAAAAAGTCCGATAGCCCGTGGGGGCCGCACCCGAGACCGTAATGCTGCCCGTACCCGTCGTGGTGGACGTGTCCTTGACACGATCTGCGGTTATGAAGGCCATAGATCTATCCTATCAGGTAGCTTGGAACACGCCATTTGCAGCATCAAGGGTCACGGTAACGGTATCGCCAGAAGCTACGGTTACGTTAGACCCGTAATCCCAATACGCTACCGGGGTGTTGGTCGTAGCATCCCAAAGTATCGCATATTGAAACGTAAATCCAGCGCCAGATCCTGTCCAGACAGCGGGGCTTGCCAGCACCAGTTTGTAGGTGCCCGCCGTTTGGGCAGCGGACGTGATGCTGGCCGTATTACCCCCCGCCGTGTAGCCGCCAGCCGTAGCCAGATCCGTGGTGCCCGCCGTAAACGTCGTGTCGGCAGCATTGACGGTCGCCGCAAGGGCTATATTCCATGTGTCCGTGCCAGCATTGACCCCCTCCAGAAGAGGTTCAATGGCAGCCGTATATTTGACGTAGGAAACGGTGGGCATCAGCGCCTCACGACAGGAACTTGAGTTTGTACAGAGTTGACAGATACAACCCTACGATTTCGTCAATGATGTTCTGAAGCGCGGTGTCTTTTTGGTCCACTACGTCATATCGGCAGTCTTCAATTTCTTGAAGCTGGTTTTCCAAGAACTCAACCACGTTGGTGGTTTTTTTGGCGGTCTGAAGGCTAATGCCGCCGATCAGGCCGTGACGGCCTTGATACGCTTCAGCAAACTTGTCCGCCAGATCAACGATCCCGTCGTAAAACCCCTGCAACGCCATGTGCTTGGCAAAGCTGCGAGTGTTGAGATGGACCGAGTGAGCCACATCCCGCGCAAGGAACAGATACCCTACGAAATCAGAAGCTTTCTTCATTGCGGCATTCCCTGCGGTGGCATTCCTTGGGGCGGCATTTCAGGGGCCATTCCCTGCGGCATCTCAGGGGGTATTCCCTGCGGCATTTCCATTGGCATTTCTTCACCAGGCAGTTGTTGGCCGGGCATTTCGCCCGCCAGATCGCCGCTGGTGATCATGCCGTGGACCGTGCCCATGACGATGTCTTGGATTTGCTCGGGCGACATAGACGCTTGAACGGCGGCAAGGCGCTTGGTCTCGGCGTCAAACGCTTTAATCATTGCCTCAAAGTTTTTGCGTTCCACGTCCTGCATTTCAACGGACTGATGGACGTTCTGAAGCATCTTGTGCATCATTTCCATCTCTTGGCCCATTGCCTGCATCTGTTGTTCAGCAGCCTGAAGCGCCGGGGATTTGTCGTCCGTTTCCAAAAGCTTGGGGTCAATAGTCTTGGCAAACCGCTGAGACATTTCCTGCGCGCCAGGCCAGTCCATGTTCTTGATGAACAGGTCGCCAGCCACGGCCCAGAGAGCTGGGTTGCCCTGAAGAAGCTGCGACATGGAGTCAAGCGCTTCCTGACGCTTGGTCATGTAGCTCGGCCCGGTCGTAACGCACACATCGTACTTACCAACGCTGGGGTTGTAGATCTTCTCAATCACAATGTTAGGGTTGTCAGGCGATGTAATTTTTTTGACCGGCTCTTGCTGCGTCGGGTCAATCTTAGCCATGTCCGTCTCACCGTCGATGCCGATGATGCGGGCGATGCGCTGGGTGTCGTAGATCTTGGGAATCATGTCTACGATTTGGCGCGTCGTGTAGCGGATGGCGCGGGCAAGGTTGTCAACGTAGTGATATGTGCCTGTATCACCTTGTTTTTCGCGAGCCAGAATAGCCCGGCCTGACCGTTCGTTGCTGGTCGCGCCAAGGCTACTGTCGTACTGACCAGTGGTCGATTTGATGTCGTCAGACGCGCCTGCTTTGGCCTGAATGAGCCCCACTTGAGCCATTGGAGGCGGTGCGCGTTGCGGAAGCGGCAAAACAGCGCCTTGGCCGTCCGTAACGTCAGGATTGACCTCAAGATAGGGCCAATTGTTGACGTTTGCGGTCTTCCACTGATGCTCATAGCCTTCAAACTGGCCTCCGTAGCCGATAAATGGCGCTTTGGGGGCCAAAGCAAGCATCTCGGTCTCGGCAGACACCCAATAGTTGTACATCCGCTGGGCGTCTTTGGCGTTCCGCACCAATCCAGACACGAAAAGACGGCCATCAACCTCAAATTCGTTGCCAACGACGCGAATGACCGGGATCCACTGGCCTGCCCAATCGTTTTCCTCCAGCATCTCGTAGCCGTTGGTCTTGCACCACTTAACGCGCTTGCGGTCCACGTTGCGGCTCTTGAGCGGAACAAGCCCAGACGCCTTGAACATGGCGTCTTCGCGGGTTCCTTCGAACGCAGTGCGATTGTCAGGGTACAGGTTGAGTTTGGCGGGCTCGTATTCAATGTAAAAGTACTCCGCAATGCGGACTACGTCCTCGTTCAGCCAGTTGGACAGATTTTCATCGCCAATGCCTTGCTGCTGGATAGACGAGATGGGCATGGCGTCTGGAAAGAGCCGCGCGTATTCAGATTTTGTAAGATCTTCTGTGATAAAGCACCATTTGGCGTCAGATCCGCATGGATCTTGAATGGTGGGGTCCATATAGACACTAAAAGAGTTGCGAATGCGCCCGATGCGGATGTCCTGATCGAACGTGTCATCGCCGCTATATTCCGTCAGCAACCGGATGTAACCCTCGCCGTAGGTTACCTGATTTTCGCAAGCAGTATCGTAAGCCACGTCCGCGTCCGACATATACTCAATATGGCGCACGATACCATCATAGATTTCAGCGACTTCCACGTCCGCCTTGTCATCAACAGGGATGACCTTGCCGCTTGGGCGATTCTGTCTCTGATCATTGGTTACCTGGCGCACATGCTGAGGCAGCTTGTTGATGGTCAGGCAAGGCCGGGCGTTGATCGTCTGCCCCTGCACCGACCCACGGGTAGCCAGCACGTCCGCAGGCCATTGCCACTGGTTGTCGGGCGAACCTGCAAAGAACCGCAGGTCGTCCAGCTCGTCTTCGCGGCTTTCAGAATAGGCAGCAATAGCCATCGTCAGACGGCTACGCATGGTGTCCATGACGGTAGCAGGGTCTTTCTTACGAGACCCGCCCCCGCTAGACACGCGGCCTGCCGCAGCTACCCCTGAGTAATCCATCTATTTCTTCTTTGCAGTTTTAGCTGATTCCTTGAACGCCTTGGCAGTTGGCGCGCCAGCAGCGCCGGGTTTTTTCATCTTCTCGCCCGAGCCCTCTTTAATGCGCTCGCGCTTGGCGTGGATGTTGGCGTACAACCCAGGTTTCATAGCCATATCAGCACTTCCATCGTTTAAGAGCTGCTTTAGCGCGGTCGCCGTCTTTGGCGTTGGCCGCTACCGCCCCCATTCGCGCGCAAAACGAAGCCTTGCGGCCCTTGTCCGCGTCGGTCTTGGGGCTTGGAGCGGGCGCTTTAAGGTTAGAGCCCGTTTCCCGGTTGTACTTTTCACGCCCTTTAGCAGTCAGGCCCGCGCCTTTAGCGGTAGACAATTTCTCGCCCCGCCCGACTGACAGAGAGACAGACTTTGCCATGTTACTGTCCGTGGATGATAGCAAAGTTGACGGTAAGAACCTCAGCCAGCGAACCTGCTGTAATGTTACGCACGGTGATGGTTGCAGATCCCGCAGCCAAGCCACTGACCCATGCGTTGTACGACCCAGAAGTGCCGCCGTAGATATTCAGCACCAGCACGTCTTTGACGCTAATTGTCGAGTTGGTCAGCGTAAACGTCACGTTGGTCGTAGCCGCCAACGCCGCATCATTCATTGTAATCTGACCGCAAGACTTGTCTAGCGTCACGCCGGTAGACTTGCTGGTAAGCTGCGTGACCGCGCCTTGGGCGTCGGTCGAGTAGCCAAGCTGACCGCCAGCCAAGACAAAATCAGAACCAATAATGTTCTGATCCTCGAAAGCAACGCCGATTGATTTGGTGCTGGTGGTCATGGTTACGATCCCATCCATGAGGTTGTAATTCCGCCCGCAGAGTACCCTCTTCTAGGCCCCCGGTCAACGTACTCCCGGTGCGCCACCGGGAACGCGAACGTGACAGCAATAGCGTCCGCCGCGTCGGGCGACGCCAGCCCCCGCGCTTTCATGTCCTTCTTGCTTTCCAAGAAGATGGTGCCTTTGCTGTCCGGCTTCATCATGGGGCCGATCAGGTCGCTTTTGAGGTAGCGGTCCTTGGGCAGGCTGGCCGTCTTAAGCCACGTCCGCAGCTCGCCCCACATTTCCGCCCGCTTGTTGCCCCACATGAGCGGATTCTTGCTTTTGGACCCAAAGTTGACGCCCCTGATCTTGTACCTCTGCTCCTTGAGCCGGTCCACGACGCCTGCGCCCAGCCCGCCCTCGTCCACGACCACCAACGCAGGCTTGTACTCCTCGATGGCCTCGATTACCCGCCCGACGACCTCCATCGTGTCGTCGCCCCGGTACTTCTTAATAGCGATGATGTCCCGGCCCTGCCGCACGGCGATGACCGTCGAGTCTGCCCCGAACCGCGCCGGGTCCACGCCGATGACGATGGGGGCCGACTGATCTTTCCACTTGACCCTTGCCATTGCTTCGTCAACCAGGTGGCTACCGATAAACTGATCGTCTGACGCACTGGGAAATTGCCCGTACACCTCGACGTAAGCCTGGTTGCTGTCCGCCCCGTACTCGTCGATGATCTGCTGGTAGACCGCCTTGTCCGTCCCCTCGACCGACCGGGCGTCTACGATCTTGTTGCGCCAGAAGTCCCGCTTGCCGTTGAAGCACTCGTAGAAGTACCCGCTATTGCGGCGCGGGTTGCTAAACGCCATCCAGAACCTGTTGGGCGTGTTCTCCGTAAAGAACCCCGCCGCTACCGACCAGATGCTGTCCTCGATACCGCTGGCCTCGTCAAACACCAGCATCACACCTTGGAAGTTGTGCACCCCCGCGTAGGCGTCGGGATTCTCCGCGCTCCACAGCCGCCCTTCCGCACCCCAGTAGCGGGTGCCCATCTTCAGATCCTTCTCCACGATTTCCGTCAGCCACTTGGCCGGGGCCACGCGGGTGGCGCTGATCTCGAACCAATGGCTGTTCAGGCTCATGGACAGCCACTTGGTTATCTCCGCCCACGTCACCGACCTGAGCTGCGCTTCCGAGTTGGCCGACACGATGGTGGTGGACCCGATGCGCGTCGATAGCATCCAGATCACCAGCCACGACACCAGCGCCGACTTGCCGATGCCGCGCCCCGAGCTGGTCGCCATCCGCAGCGTGTCAAAGTCAACCTTGCCGTTGTTCTGCGCTATGTGCTCCGCCAGTTCATGCAGCACCTCGCGCTGCCATTTGCGCGGGCCAGCAAAGTCCTCAAGAGGCGTCCCCTTCTGCCCCCACGGAAACGCGTACAGCACAAACTTTAGCGGGTCGTTCTTCAGCGCGGGCGTCCACAACCGCGCCATCACCTCCATCTCGTCCTGAGCCGAATAGATTGGTGTTTGCACGGTCTGTATCCTCTAGCTGTTCCACGACAGTAAACGCCCCCTCCAGCACCCGCTGCTGGGCCATCTCTAAGGCGTGCTTGACCGAGATGGTCTGGTCGATGTTGATGTCCACCGCCGTCTTGGCGGTCCACCCATGCGCGTGCTTCAAGATCTCTAGCGCCGCCTTGGCGTCGCCCTGCCGCGCCGCGTCATGCAGTATGCCAGAGATTTCCATCTCGCCGTCAGCGCGTCCCTTCTGTTCGGCCATCTCCGTCAGCGGATCGAACTCGCAGAGTTGCCGATACTCAGACGGACGCATTCCAGCGGCCAGCGCCAACGTGTCGCCCTTCAGGCCATTGCGCGCCGCCCAATAGATGGCGTCTAACCGCGCCTCGGTGGCTTGGAGCTTGCGTGGTTCGTGGGGAAGCGTGTGCCAGGTCATGTAAGACATTTTATATTTAAAAAAAATTGTTTGCAATCCCTCCGTGACCGTGACCGGGCGGCGCAAGGCCCTGGCCCCCCTCCAAGCTTGACC